TTGCTACGACTGGTCTTAACGTAACATCTGGAACACTCTCACAGGGTGGCACAGCAGTAAGCCTTTCTGGACACGCTCACTCAGGAGTGTATGATCCGGCAGGGACAGCAGCATCAGCAATCTCGGCGCACGAAGCAGCTGCAGACCCACACCCAACCTACCTAACATCCACTGAGGGAAACGCAGCATACGCGACAACTGGCCACAGCCACTCGTATGTTACCTCTGCTACCGGGACGACCAACCAGGTCAACGTCAGTTCCAGCACCGGAGCTGTGACATTCAGCCTACCGCAGAGTATTGCCACTAGCAGCAGCCCTACGTTTACAAACCTTACCACAACTGGATACCTTACCAGCGCAAATCCATACGACTCTGGTAACTCAACCTCATCAGTTGCTGTATCGTCTGTTGGAACTACCCCATTGAATACAACGATCAGCGCGACGGTTAGCCCATCCTTTGTCGGGCAGAAGTTCCTTGTTGCATATTTTGGGTCATCAGCAACAAACACTTCAACAGTTCAATACCTAATCCATAGCATTACTGACACTGGAGGAAACTCTTTAGCACAATTCAGAAACTTCTCAAACGGCAGCGGCGTGACATTCACAAACGGATTCTTTGGGCAGGCGGTCTGGGTTGCCGACGCACTAGGGTCTAAAACATTCCAAGGTCGCGTACGAATGCAGAGCTCCACAGGAGTTACGGTGACCATCTACTCATACGGTATGTTCTTCATCCCATTCCCATAAGGAAAATATGATCTACAATATTATTGCAATCTGCAGAAACGAAACTTGCGAGGTCAACGGCGTTGAAAGCCGCTTTGAAAGCGAAGACCCGTCAAGCGTTAAAGTCATTTGCGGCCCATGCCAAGTTATCATTACTGATATTTCTGTAAGCGAAGCATAGATGAAACTGCTTAGTAAATGCGCAGTATGCTCAAGCCCACTCGTAGACGTGATCAACCGAAAGATGACCGAAGGGATGTCAGACGTAAAGATCAGCGAATGGCTGAAGGCCGAGAACTCGTATATCAGTCGCATCACCCTAGGAAATCACAAGCGCCATCACCTTACCGACGAGCACATGAATGCTCGTAAGGAAGTAGCCAAGAAGGTGCAGCAGGCAGTAAAGATTGAGTCTACAAACAGCGACTTGGCCAAGCTTGTAAGCGGATACGTCTTCAAGATGGTTGAAAACGGGGATCTGACTCCGACACTGTCGGAGGGACTCCGGGCCCAGGAAATGCTGGACCGAAGAAAGGAAAAGAACGCAGATCGAGGTCTCGCAGTCGCAATGGCTGGGATTCTCGGGGGCGGATCATATACTCTGATCGCAGAGGAGGTAGACAATGAACAAGGAACTTAAGGCTGTACTGGCGTCCTGGGGGCGCTCGTTCCTAGCCGCAGTAGTCGCCCAGCTGATCGTGCTTGGGGACGGCGTTCTTGACCTTAACCGTGACGGCATTCGCTCGCTCGCGGCTGCGGGCCTTGCAGCTGTTCTCCCAGTAATCCTTCGCTGGCTTAATCCGGACGATGTTGCGTTCGGGAACAAAGGAGAATAACTATGGCGCCACCAAAGAAGGTAAACAGAAGCGTTGAAGGGTCAACTAAGGTCGAAAGCCGCGGCAACACAGGCAAGAGCACTCCTGGCAAGCGCTATTCCAGCGGAGCCCCCGCACGCGGGACCGAAGCTCGCAAGGACATGCTTGCCGATATGCAGCGACTTGTTAATTATGTAAAGACCGGCAAGTTCAAGAACTGGAAAGAGAAGAAGAAGATCTGGGCGCAGATCGACAACTATCGAGTAGCACTTGGAACCCTCAAGGAAGACAAGCGCAAGTCGAAGAGCAACGCCACCGGCGTAAGCACTTATGCCGACGGTACAATCAAGGTGAGGAAGGAAGCCGGATTTGATCGAGACTCCGGTCGTGGCGGTGGCCGCAAGTCCTCGCAGATGGCCGATGGCGGCGGGAAGCCTACTAAGCCGAAGGGCAAGCCAGGCAGTCCTAAGCCTCGTCCAGTATATGTACAGGCTGGGCAGGCGTTCGACTACATGCCGTTTGACGGCGCTCATCCAGAGAAGTCAAAGCGAACTGCAGCCCAGGTTTACAAGGATAAGATTGTAATGCCAGCTGAGAAGGCCAAGCAAGGAGAGTCCCGAAAGGACTACATCCTGCGCAAGACTAAGGAAGGACTCGCCAAGGGCGGGACGCGTGGTCGATAATGTTGGGGAAGAAGAAGGCTCCAAAGAGCCAGCCAAACCCGAAGCCAGATCGCTCAAAGATTACCTACAAGGTTAAGGAGAAGAGAGCTCCTGGGATTCCAGCTAGCTCAGCTCCTTATCGATATCGTACAGTTAAAACATCAAGGGGGCGATAATGCCAGGAAAGAAGATGCCAGCGTTCCTCATGGATATGTATGCCAAGAAGGGCGCTAAGGGAAAGGCCAAGCCTAAGGGCAAGGCAGCAAAGGGAAAGAAGCTTCCTAAGGGCGGCAAGAATCTCTTTGGCACTAACAAGGCCGGACAGCGTACTGTAGCCCAGCGTGGCTAAGACCCCAGCCTGGACCCGCAAGGAAGGTAAGAACCCTGCCGGCGGGCTGAATGCTAAGGGGCGTGCTTCCTACAAAGGTGGCACGCTCAAGGCGCCAGTTAAGTCTGGCGACAATCCGCGTCGAGCGTCGTTCCTGGCCCGCATGGGTAACATGCCTGGGCCGGAGCGAGACTCGAAGGGACGACCGACGCGTCTCCTGCTCTCTCTTCAAGCGTGGGGGGCTAGCAGCAAAGCAGATGCCAGGGCTAAGGCCAAGGCAATCAGCGCTCGAAACAAAGGAGCAAATCGTGCCAGCTAAAAAGGGCCTTTACTACAACATCAACGCCAAGAAAAAGCGCATTGCCGCTGGATCTGGCGAGAAGATGCGTAAGCCAGGATCGAAGGGCGCACCTACAGCCAAGGCGTTTAAGGAGTCCGCAAAGACAGCTAGGCGCAGAACCGCTTGAACATTAATGCTGAGATTGCCCAAGATCTCGCCAGAGGTCGAACCGACATCGGTTTCTTTGCCTCTCGCTGGCTAGGTGTCAATCTCAATCCGGGCCAGTTGGCCTGGTTAGAAGGTATGGTTGCCCGTGATGAGACAGGGTTCAGGCCTAAATACCTGACCACTGTGTGCAGCGCTGGTAACCGGGCCGGTAAGACTTTGGGGATGGCGGTTGGAGTCCTGCACTCTGCCACCTACAAGCTGGGACTTCGTCCCCCGACCGCTGGGTCCATTGAGGATGCCGAACGTTGGACTACCGAGCCTTACGAATGGTATCACATTGGTATCCAGCAGGAAACTGCCGAGTTGGTGCATAGGGAACTATCGATGCTTCTTCAAGGAAGCCATCCGGCCCAACGCGGCAGGGGATGCCCAATCGTGAAAGAGATCGGTCCAGTATATAACTTAGAGAAGAAGTACCGCGGTGAGTACCTGTGGATCAAGGTTGACCCCATCTTCGGCGGGGCAAACATCCACTTCCGCACCACTCAGGACAAGGCCAAAGCTCTCCTGGGCAAGGACATGAATGGCATCTCGTTCGACGAGGCAGCCTTCGAGCCACATCTTCTCATGATCTACCAAGAGGTTTTGAACCTCCGACGGCTCTCGACGGGTGGACAGCTGCACTTCATTGGCACACCGACTGAGGGCATCAACGACTACGCAGACCTGTGGGAGCTGGGAAACCCAATCAACCCAGACCGCGATGACCAGTTCATGAGCTTCCGGCTCTCGACTAGGGACAACGTAGGGTTCGGTCTCGACGCCGCAACGTTCGACTCAATCGTACGCCAGCAGGCAGAGTACTTGGTACCGCAGAACATTGACGGTTACTTCATCGAGGCTAGAGATGCGTACTTCAACTCAGACATGATCGACAAGTGCTTTGTGGACTTCGAAGAGGAGATTGCTCCGACCAAGGGCCGCAGGTACTCCCAGGGCGTAGACCCTGGCATTTCATCCGACGCGACGTGGGCAATCACGATTGACTACACGGAGCGCGACATGATGGTAGGTGTCCGGTGCCGACGCAAGGTTGGCAAGCAGACAATCCCATCGGTGGTGAACATGGTGCGAGAGGGGCACCTGCTCTACAACCAGGATGGGGCTGCATGCACCAGTACCATTGACTCAACTGGCTTCGGTGGAAAGCTTTTCCGACAGGAGTTCAGCATCATCAAGCCGCTGAGGGACTATGACTTTGGTGGCACGAGAGCCAAGAAGCTGGAGCTTCTGGCAGATCTCAAGGCCGTGATTGATCGGCAACAGCTCAAGCTCCCACGCAAGGGTGCTTGGATGGAGCTCCGGCGCCAGCTGCTGGGCTACAAGCTAGATGACAAGAAGCTGGAGACTGATGCCGTAATGGCACTGGCGCTGTCGGTGAGGCACGCGACCAGAAACCCTTCGAACCCGGTGACGAAGCCTGTGTTCAGCTATTTTGGGGAGATTGCAAATGCCTAAAGACAAACTAAAGATTTCGTCTGGGTCGTTTGTTGACGGGAAGGAAGTTCCTTCCATGATTACAACCGATCCTAACGTCGTCACTCCGGGTAACATCCAGGGTATCAAGAAAGCTATCGAAACAGCCCGCAAGGAGATCCGCGGCCAGAAGACTACAGCAGTTGCTGCACCTGGCACGCCAATCAAGACAGAAGCAACGCCAGCTGCTACGAAAGGTCGCAAGGCACGCGCACTCCCCAGCGCTGTTGCTAATGGTCGCACGAAGAAGGCTGGCTCAGGACGCACAATCAATGACGCCATCATCTCC